GCTATTGCCCAACCAGGATTATCTTTTATCCAGTTCCAAATACCACCTGTAAATTTGCCTTGTTCAACTCCAGGCCCTTTTCCTGTAGGTTTTCCCATAAGCATTGGCCCAAGCCATTTTTGCCATGCAGACATTTTAGGAGCACCTGCTCCACCTACTCCTGCAAACATTGGAAGACCTCCTAATCCAGCTGTTAAAGCCATCATGCCAATTGGACTCTTCGCAATTTTCTTAACAGCTTTAAATGCTTTTTTAACCAAACTTCCTATACCGTATTTTTGTCTTGCCGTGCCTCCAAAAGCTGCAGGTGTTCTACCACCCTGAGCCGCGGGCCATGCTTCTCGGCCCACCATTGATGCTGCTGCTCGGTGTTCTCTCATAAATTTTTCTTGTTCTGCAGTTGGATCTCCTCCAACGTAGTAATGTTCAAAAGGCAGTCCTCTTGTCTCTGCCGCTGCTTGTGCTTCCGCTATTGCTGCTGCTTTAGCATCTTCAAAAGTATCCGCCGCTGTTGCTGCCGTTATTCCAGTATCTGTTGCTATTCCTGTGTCTGTAATTCCTTCGCCGAGTCCGCCTTCAGTTGTGTCTGTTCCTGTGTCTGTTGTGTCAAATTGTTCTTCTCCTAGATCCCATCTTCCTTGTATTAATTCTTTTTGTCGTGGTGATTTTTCATCCCAAGCTTCCTCAGCTGCCAGTTGTGCCGCTCTTTGACTTGCTGTTTTTTTATCTTCAAAAGCAAAAGGATCTTCTGGATGTATGTCTGTTGGATATTCTTGTATACCTCTATCAATTGGATATTCTTGATAATCATACCCAAAATCAGGAAATGGTTCTGCCGCTGCTTGTTCTGCTGTAAGTCTTGATTCTTTAAAAGGTATAGTTTCATAATCTGTTAAAACAGTGTCTCCCAAAGCTACATTTCTTTGAGCTATCTCTTTTGCTTCTGCAGCAGCTATATCAGCTTGCATGTCTCTTTGTGCTTTAGCTTGAGCTACTTCAGCTGCTTGAGCTCGAGCCTGTTCCACTACATCAAAATGTATATTACCTGGACCGCTTTGACCTTCTCCAGCTCCTCCCGCTGAAGTTTGACCTGCGCCTACACTACCTTGAGTTGCTTCTCCTCCGTGGCCCCCAAACTGAAATCCCAGTCTCGCGATTCCGCCACTAGCCATACCTGATATAGCCTGTTCACGAAACGCTTCAATTGACATGGGTCTAGCTCCAGGGTTATTTTCTTGTAGATCAAATACATATTGATCATATTCATCTTGCAGTATAGGATCAGCAGAGGCCATTCTCATGTTTCCAGGTCCTCTTCTTGTTTGTAAATTTATTAATATAGTTTTAAAATCGTCGCTGTTTATAAAATTCTCAATATTTCCCCATTCATTTCTTTCTGAAGAAGACATACCACTCCATATTTCACTTGCGATGTCTCCAGATTCATCACCTAATATAGCTGAAGCTATTCGTCTGTTTTCTTCTGGAGATCTGGGGCCTTCGTCACCTGTATATTTAATATCTGATGCGCCTGTATCTAATGATGTAATTCCGTAATCTATAGCCATAATTTTGTGTAGTTGTTAAAGGGCAGGGATTTCACCTGAGTTTATAATATTACTTTGTTTGTACACATAAATCAAGCCTATGTTGTAACAATCCTAGGCTTAATTTCGAGCGCAGACAGTACGACGTGTAGTCTGTTGGCCGTTGCTGCGGTTACTTTTATAATTTCGCTCTCTGCAACCACTAAAGGCGCAGATAATAATTCTGATGTTCCGCTGGCCGAGATTGCTTTAACGCTAAATAGGCTGAAAACGGCGTCATCAGTATCGGTTAATGTAATCGTTATTGTATCCGCGTTCCCTGAATCTTCGGACACGAGTATGGATTTAATAACGGCTGTTGTTGCTGTGGGTACAGTGTATAGTGTCGTTGCGCTAGTGCTCGTTAAATCTACCTTTTTGTTTACGAATGTATTTGCCATTATGCCATAAAGAAAGCTTCCGCTTCCGCCTCGTCTTTTAAATCCTGTTGAAAGGATGTGTTTAATTTTTGTACTATACTGTCTACGTCCCGTACAAATGATTGTTGAATCTGTTGATCGTATTTCTCAAGGGGCTGTGTCAGTGATTGTATTATCCTTGCCATAAATTTGCTATGCCTCCTCTGGCTAAACCATAAGCTCGTTGTCCCTCTGGTCCTACTCTACTTGCAGTTCTTTCTTCTGCTGCTTGACGATTTTGAAGTTCTGAAAGAGTATGTGCTCTTGGCCCTTCGCCTTGTATTCCCTGTGTATCTCTATAAACCGTAGGAACTTGAGCCGATTGTGCCTGCAATGCATCTTTTTGTTTTCGTAATTCAGCTTCTAGTTTTTGAGTATTCAGTTCAAATCTACGCTGTCTGTCTTTGTCAAATTTAAAAATTCTGGCCATAGTTTTTGGGCTTCTTCTTAAATCAATTCTTTTTTGAGTAGCATATGGTAGACCTTTGCCTAATGCAGAAGAAGTATTGTAACCGGCCATTGGACCCTCCATAACTTTATTTCCTCCGTATAAAGCTTCCATAGCATCTTCTTCAGCCGTATTGGGAAAACCTGTTACTAAAGACCCTAGAAATGGAATGTCAGAAGCAAGGCCAACTATGCTTGCTAAACCTTTGCCTAAACCTCTTCTCCACCATGGTTCTTCATCCACATTATTTCCATTCTGAAAACCTAATCTCGTAATGCCACCATTTTCTTTTTGAATCCGACTTCCATAAGTATCCGTCCAGTCTCTGGCGATTTTTGGCTCTCTGGCCCATAGGTATCTTCGTTGTGCTTCTGATTTAAAAGGCATTACCTTCTCCCGTCCGGTTGTATGTCTAGTCTAAACGTTCCAAGTTTCCAGTGTTGCGTGGTACTTGTATTGTCAACCTTCAATGATATAGCACGTGCGCGCGCTCTTGTATCTATTTTTGTTGTGCTGGTTGTAACTGTAAAAGGTCCAAGTGATGAACTCGCCTGCGAGTCCGTTGGATAATTCTTCAGGTTCAAAGTCACTCTTGCATCACCAGTTTGCTGTAAGAAATCAGGAAGCACTCTTCTAACTTTCATCATATACTCGCCGTCTCCTCTGGTATCCGCCCCGCCTTCCCGTGTCGCTGCTATATCAAAATCTCCTGACTCAATGCTTGCAGCAATAGCAGAACCTGCACCATCTTTAATTTGATTATTTCCTGTTTCATGTTCATAATAATAAGTAACGCCATCGGTATTGCCAACGGTTGAATCGCTTGTTGCGCTTGAGTCATATTCCGTTCCATGAGGCTTGCCAAATATATGTGAGTCTGACCATGCACTTCTTGCCAACGTGCTCGTAGTCCATACAGGTCTCTCTGATGTTGAATCCATATAGTTATAAGTTACCGATCTGTTGTTAGATGCAGCACCGCTTCCTGGATAGAACCATGTCACTTCGCCAAACAAATTGTTTAGTCCTGCAAAAATATGATTTCTTGGAACCGTATTAAGATCATCATAAACGTAGTCTTCAACCAGGCACGCCAGTGATTCCAGTTTACCCGTATACCTAAAGAAACCATTTTCAGACATCCAGTATGCAGAACCGTCCACTTCAACCGCTGCGTTCTTTCCTATAAGCCCGCATCCTGTTCCAACTTGCTGAAATGAAAATACGAAAGGAGCGCCAACAAATCTCATGATAAATAAAGCGTGATCCGTCCAGACATAAATTGCATCACGTCCCCTAATAGCCGCTATGATCCGTGTTCCGTCGGCCAGTCTCTGTGTGCCGGCAGTATTGGTTGCTGAAGGCGCGTACGAGGTTGAAGCGTCAATGCTTTCCTGGTCCGACCATCTAATATACATGTCGTCCTGCGTTGATGTGGTTCCAATCGTCGTTTCCGTTCCAAAGAAAAGTAAGTGTCTATCGGGTGTTGAAACTAGTGTCTGTCTTGCAGCCGTTGGAGCGTTGGCAACAATAGTTGCCCGTGTAGAGGTTGCTCCTGCTGCATCTGAATCCCATTCAAAAGTTGCACTATCCACGATAGTTGCAATAAGCTTATTTCCAAAATTGTCCAGGTGCCATAGACCGGGAGCCGTGATTACGTCACCTGTTTGCGACGCGCCCCATTTCGTGTAGTCGGATGCATCGTAAACCGTTGCTCCGTCCGAGTGCGTTGCGGCTGTACTATTATCCACTGCCCTTGTAATTCCTGATATGGTATTTGTTCCTGTTGTATTCGTTGAATAAGTCATACGCTCACTGTCAATTAAAAGTGTTCCTGATGAAGGCATTGATGATGAACTATCTAAAGTTAAACTTGTATCATCAGCATCAATAGCACCATCCAAAGTATCTGTAATTTCTCCAGCAACTGTTCCGCCCCAGAGTCCTAGTCCCCAACCAGCTGCTGATGCTTCAACTGCAGGTCCTATTGAATAATAATGTTTAACTCTTATGCCTCCGGATGTAGACGCTCCCGATCCGCTTTCATTGGATCCCATTTCAACGGTAATCGTTGAAGAAGTTGGAACGGTTGCCACTTGAAAAACTACATCGTCAAAATCAGAAGCAGCGAAATCAGAATCGGTAATAGTGCTAAAATTATCGCAAAGAATAATGTCTCCTTTGGAAATATTATGATCAGATGAAAAAGTAATGGTAACGGTTGCATCACTTTGTGTTGTTGTAAATGCACTGGTTAAAGTCGTTGTACTTTTAAGAGGAGTAATGTCGTAAAAAGCTCCTCCAGAGTACACGTATAAAATTCTGTTTGTTCCAAGGGC